TAACGAGGGAGTTGACTCTCTACAATGTCCTGAAATCTAACTCTATCTACTGTCATCTATCTTAGTAAGTAGCTTGGTAACTGGAACCACTCTGTGTCGTCACAACTGAAGCCGATGTGGTTCCAGTTGTTTGAACTGTTCCAGTTATTGAGGTATTGATAACTGGAGTACCTCTAACGAGACCTCCATTGGAGTAACTCGTCGTTACTGGATAATTTACTCCCGAGGTATCACTACCAGAAGCGATGTTATCCTGTAACATATTTACCACGACATTTGAGGTGTCTAATTGAAGGTAAAGGTCTTGAAGGCCAATAATATCATTTGAGTATGGAGTTGCTGAAATTTCAATCAGAGGAACACCTCTATTCACTTGTGTGCTAAGAATATTAACAGGATTTAAACGAACCTCACCCTTGATGTAATCAATAAGTCCCACATTTGATTTCACAATTACTGGTTCAGTGGGAGATTGAAGCCTAAAGAAGAATAATGTTCCAGTTTTCTGATCTGGATTTGGTGTGTCACCGAGATAAACTGTTCCATTCACACCACTAATGGTGAAACCAGAGGACTTAATGTTGTATCCAATGACAGTTCCATCAGCAACTGGTGAATGTCCGTGATTCTTAATGTGGAATCTGTTACCATAACAGATTTCATACTCCGCAAATGCGTTAATCACAGGGACCATATCCCGTCTCATATTCACAGTTGTAATGTTAGACGTAATTGAATCGTTACTGTTATCAATCACACCTTGGAATTTGGAGTACTTAAACCTTGCACCAAACTTATTCAGTTCAGTTGAGTTAGCATAAACACCCAAATTACCCTGAATAACTGTGCTGAGTTGTTGTGGGGAGGTTGCGAGGTTAGTGTTGTAATAAACAGTGGAGTTTGTCTCTACATAAAGATACTTCAGATCAACAATTTCAACAACAATTCCAGCAACACTGTACTTTCTTATCTGATTTTGAATGTTTTCCTTCACTCCAGAGGATAAGAAGATTCCATTGTAAGGTTTGATGCTCACAAAAACCTTGCCATAAGCAGGAGGAGAAAGATCTTCGCCCCCAAAAGCAGAAACAGATTCCGCTTCAGGGTAAATCTGAGGAATAATTGCTTCATAATCAGCAGAGGTAACTGCTCTGTTTTGTGATGAATAAATCTGTGGAGCATATTTTCTAACTGATTCCACACTTTCAATATCTGATCCACCACCAGAAGGTGAAATCGTAGTAATGTTAGAAACACCAGCGGTAACTGAGTTACCATTATTATCCACTAAACTTCCAGCATAAGAAAAACGAGTCACTCCGTTGCCAGATGCTCCACTCGATGTGATGTAAGAGATCTGAATATAATTTGGATCCTGAAGAGGAAGTCCAAAATTACCATCACCAAAGTAAACTTCATATCTTTCTCCATCAATTTCAGAGAGATAATAAACAGGAGAAGTTCCATCCACACCCAAAAGACTGTCAGAACGTCTAAACTTTCTCGAAACAGTGGATTGTTCTGATTCTTTTACCACCACAGAAACTAAGTCTGTGTCAACTCCAGCATTCGGAAGAAGATATTTCTGATTTGGATTACGAGAAGAGTAAGTGTAGTTTTGTTGAATGAATGAACCTTCGTAAATTTCCAGGTTCTCGAAGTTAGCAGTTCCTGTGGAATCCACCTGAACCGTAACATCACTTGGAATACAGAAGGTAAGATTTTGATTGAGTGCTCTGTTTGCACTAATGGCGACTAAACCAGATTTCAACGTAAGAGTTGATGCGGACACATTCTGCATGTCCACAATAAACGAAATGGTCGCCTTTGATGCCTTACGGGATGTGGGAACATAACCAACGTTTCTTGCTAACGAAACTACATTATTACGAAGAGTTGCACTGTCAATGAAAACCTCATTCGTCACCATGTTGGCGTTGTATGAGTTAATGTAGGTGTTATAAGCAAGAACGTCAATAATCGTTGAAAGATTAGATCCTTCAAAGTCGTAATCAGTGAAGTTTGAGTTCGCTTTCAGATAATCCTTAATGGATTGTTTTATCTGATCGAAATCGACGTTACTAAAATTAACTAATGCCATTTACCTGGTGAGCTGAAGTGCGAAAGCAAGTTCCTGTTGGGGAACATCAATACCAACAATGTAATACTTAATTGTCACGTTAAACTCATTATCATCATAGTTAGGTTCAACGATAACCTCATTCAACTCAACTCTGGGTTCGAAGTTATTAATTGTGTATTCAATCTCTGATCGAATGGATGCCGCAGTCAGCTCATCCATGTTGTCAAATAGTAAGTTATCAACATTCGAACCAACTTCTGGTTGGAATGGTTTATCTCCTGGAACTGTAAAGATTAAATTCCTAATTGCACGTGCAATTGAGACCTCATTCTTAATTGCAATGAGATCATCATTAATTGGATTGATTTGAAAAGACGCACTAATGTCCTTAAATCCTTGACTGACCCTTTCAATCGGCACAGTTACAGTTACAACTTACTGTGGTTATTTATCAACCTTCTTGGAGGGTTTGCCTGTCACATTCACACGTGTCGCATTCACATTCAGTTCTTTCAAAGAGACCATCAGCAGGTCTCTTCTTCTTTGACTTGGGATTGAGATCATCCTCATTGATTTCTCTGAGGAATTCCTCACTCATTTGACTTTGGCTATTCATTTGATATAAAACCCCCTTCTGTGATAATCTTTATCTTCTACAAAATGAAACTGTGATTTCTTATTTTTGATTTCACTTCCATCCCAAACAGGAATGGCAATCTTATTACCAAACCTAAAATCAGGATTCTTACGAAAATGAACTTCGATAAGTCGATCTCCAATGAATTCACAGTTGATCCATTCATATTTACCATGAAGATCTTGTAGGATCTTAGGAAGTTTGAACTTCTTATTTACCCGAGTCCATCGAGACCACTTCCACAGTGGATCTCCTTCTTTTCTAACTCCTTTTACAACAAGTTCAGCAACTCCATTATGAAAGTCAACTGTAAAGTGTGGACCTTTAAAAACTTCACACCAAAACTCTCCTGGATGCAAATGATCAGTGCTTCTTGTTAGTGAAGCAATGCGTGAAAAACGACCCATTCCCATATAGTTGTGAACGGGTCGAATAATATATTGACCAGGTGTGGGAACATCAATTCCCACTGGTCCGCAAGTATAACCTAATGCATTGGAGAGGAGAAGTTTATCATAAACCCAGTGATCCAAAGGATGTGTTTTATGCCACTCGTCCTCAAAATTCATCGTTTACCTTGTCCTCTATACTTTTTGCGTGATTTGTATCCACCACGCTTTCTTTTACCATTACCAATGGAAGTGCGTTTCTGACGATCACCCATTTGGTGACCGTCTTTATGAAGATGGAGTTTAGCAATACTCCAAGTCATTGCCATTCGTTTGCCTCATTTTGTAGTTGTTTTGTTTGTTTGGCAAGGAGATACAGATGTCTGATCTCCTTTCTCTTCTCATTATAACTCTCTTGACGAGTTCTTGCCTCAGTCGATTTTCTTGAACTTGACATAATGAAAATTAGATGATTCTTGTTTTCTCATGTCCAACACGAATGCGTGGATCACACCAGATTTCAAATCCAGCATCAATTGCATCCAAACAGAAGGATACATCCTCTCCACACATATCTTGAACCGCTCCAGATTCAAACACTTGCATCTTTGGTGCAAACCAAGGATACTTCATTTCAGGATCTTCAAACACACCCTTACGAACCATCACCCAACCGAATCCAGTGTAATCAACAGTGAAGGGCTTTTTACGTTTGGTAATGCCATCAACCATCTCATGATTCATCACACCACCATTATTACGGAAGTCATCTTCTTCCAACCAGTGTGCAACAGAAGTGGTCTTTCCATCTTCAGTGGAATATCAACCAGCAGAGATTGGGTGATCTTTACCTTCAATCAACTCCCCATCTTCATCGACGGCATCAGCAGGAAGAGCAAGATCAGCAAGTTGCCAGAACTTCTCTGTGTTAAAGATAATGTCATTATCGATCCACAACTGATAATCGTAACGTAACTTACCATCCCATGGGATCTGATCAGGACCTCTCAACACATTTGCTCCAAGACATTTGCATCGAGCAAAATTAACCATTGAAGAATAATCCTGACTAATTTGGATCGCCATGTTGTTCTGAACCAAGTCAAACGCAAGTTGAACAAAGTTCTTCAAAAAGAGATAAGAACAACCTCTGCCAGGTAAGCAAAAAACGATTGTCTTGCCGCGCCATCTTTTCTTGATTGCATCATAATCCCACGTTGGTTGTGGTGCTGATGTTTTTGGTTTTGATGCCTTTACTGTGAAACCCTTGGCCATCATTCACGCTCCAATAAATGTTTCCATGTTCTGTTATGAACTATATTTGCAATTGCCGCTTCTTTGACGGCTGGATATAACCCTGATAGTTTCCTAATAGTATAACCCAATTTATAAAGGTTACGGATGTCTCTTACTTGATGTTCCTTAAGGATAGATCTTGGAGACTTATCTCCCCTATAATCAACAACAGGTCGATGTTGTCTTCCTCTCTCAACCTTATCTCTCATGTTGTCGGCATTGGTGCCAGCATAAAGATGATTAGGATTGACACAGGAAGGATTATCACACTTATGACAACAAAGAAGATCTCCAAGAGGTTCAGCATAATGAACTTCATATGCTAATCTGTGAACCTTTACCTTTTTGTAGTTATGAGATATTCTCCCATAACCTTGTTTGTCTTTGTTGCCTTGCCACTCCCAGCATTCATCTTCGTGAAGACGATCTGGTAATCCGGCATTGAACTTATCAAGTAAATCCATTCAGACGGTCACTAACACAATGATTATAACACACTTATTTAGAAGGTGTCAAGATCTGATGATTGAGAGTGTCAGGAGCAGTTGAGAAGATCACAGCAAACATAAAGGAGTGTGAAATTATTTTCGCCAGATCCATCAACTCATTGAAATCTTCAGTCATCAGTCGGACCCCGTTTGTCAATCGCTTCATTCAATGCTTCTAGTACATTCTCTTTGAATGAACGATACGGAATGAACATCTCATCATCATCAGTTTTGTAGTCCTGGTGTGTTTCTTTGAACTGACGCTCTACCTCATACACAAGATTGGATACAATGTCATTGATAACTTCCATTGTATGTGGTTGAAGTTGATCCCAGTTGTATCCAGGGAACATATCATCCTTGACTCTATCTAATAGGGCTTTCTTACAATGCCACTGACTATCAAAGATCTGGGTAAATGCTTCCCAGTCGTGGTTGCTTTTGAAATGTGGGATACTCATTTGTTTTTAGGGCAATTGTGTTGTAAATTGTGTTGAATCATTGTGAGTGCCGAATTAATATCAAGGGCATCACCATCATAGATCCAATCTCCTACCGTGATAGTATAATACACCAAACAGTTAGGATTTGATTGGCGAATTGTAATGTCAATCATTTGTTCTTCTCACAATACATGAAATACTTGTACTCGGCAACTTGGTGTGGTGCATATCTTACCACATCACACTCTTTATACTTATCAACCACCTCAAAGGATGACTCATCAATTGATGTATTGTTCATTGATAGTGTTCCAACGATTAACATACCAATACCTACAACACCAAGAGTAACTGCTACACCATTAAGAAACTCTTTGAATGCTGCTTTATCATCTTCAGTCATTGGTATGGGTTCTTGAGGTTGTCCAGAATAGCAGTGAAGAAAGCAATTCGGTCTTTATCGTATTCTACATCAACATCATGTTGTTTACAATAATCCATGATAGATTTTTCTGTGTCAGTTGGCATACGAATTCGTCTAAATGTGCTGTATGTGATATGCTCTTTGAACTCTCCTTTCATCATTTCAAAGAGTTGGAAGAGTTCTTGTTGCGTGAGTTCTAGTTCACGTTCAGTTGATTTGTGTGCAGTAAATTTGATGTTCATGAATGATTAACGTGTAAGTGTTGTTGCCAAGTGAAGAATGGTTGGTCTCTACGATGAACCTGAACTTTTACA